TTTAAAAGAAAATGGTTTCGCTGAATTTAAATTAAAAAAATCAGTATCTGGTGAATATTCTTTTGAAGTAGACCCTGATGATATAGGAAAACCTATGTTTGCTTCATATAGTGGAGATGAAACACCTGAAGAAAGAGAGATTATTAAAAATGTATTAAATAGTAATTGGAAAGTTGTTCCATCCAATATTGTTACTCAATTAAAGACCATTAATCCAAATAATTTTTATGGTGAAGTTATCAAAATTTTAATGATTACATCATCTGGTGCTGAAGGTATCAGTTTAAAAAATGTTAGATATGTCCATATTACTGAACCATACTGGCATCCTGTTAGAAATCAACAGGTTATTGGACGAGCTAGACGTATTTGTAGTCATAGTGAACTTCCAAAAGAATTACAAACAGTAGAAGTATTCTTATATTTAATGAAATTTACTGAAAAACAACTTGAATCTATTTCAATTGACTTAAAACTTAATGATGTTAGTAAGAAAGATAAAAAACGCGTATTAACTAGTGATGAATTCTTATTTGAAATATCTTCTATTAAAGAAGAACTTAATAAAGAATTATTAACTAATGTTAAAAAATCAGCGATGGATTGCAGTATTCATTCTAGATCTTCATCTAAAGAAAAAATTACTTGTTTCACAATTGGTAATGCTACTGATGATAAAATGATGTATGTTCCAGATATTAAAGCACAAGATACAGATAAAGTTATGCAATTAAATAAGAAAAAAGTAGCAATCAAATTATACAAAATAAGAAATACTAATTATGGTTTGGATAAAGAAAATAATAAAGTATATGATTATGATGCATATATGAAAGGTGAACTTATACATATTGGTAAATTAGAAATTGAAAAAGGTAAAAATAAAGTCGTTCTTAAGGATTAATTTAATTTTATTAAAAATAAATAAAATTAAATCATACTAACTCTAATTTGCTCATAATTTTTTCTTGATTTATTAATAATTTATTTAAAAGTTTACTTATATTATCTAATTTAATATTTGAGTTTAATTTACTTTCTTCCTTATATTCACTTTCTAATAATTTACTTATACTCTTCAATTTTTCACCTTCCGTTTTCAATTCTTCTACTTTTTTATGAACTGGTTCATTTAAATTTACTACTTCAGATTCCAATAATTCTTCAATAGATTCTATCTTTAATTTAGGCACTTCATCATTTTTAGATTCACTCATAATATTATCTGGTTCTATTATTTTTTCATCAGAAATTTTAATTTCTATATTATTTGTTTCAATATTTCTATCTTTTTGCATTTGTTCTAATATTCTATTCATCTCATTATTATCTATTGGTTTATCAGTTTCATCTGCAAAATCTATTTCTTTTGGTTTATCAGGATTTATTAATTTATTTAATGAACTTTTATGATTTTCTAAATTTTTGTCAAAAACTACTATTTTTTCATCTTTAAATTCATCTTTAGTATTTTTACTTTCAAGTAAATTCCGTTTTAAACTTTGAATTTCTGTATTTAATGTTCTTAATATTTCTTTATTTATTTCTATAATCTCTTTATTTTTAGTATTTTGTGATACATTTACAATAGTAGATTCAAATAAATTCTTTACTTTATCTAAATTATCATTTGGAATTCCATTAAAAATATTTTTTTCATATAAAATATTCCATAAAAATCCTTTATTTTTTTCACTTAATATATAATCCATAATTATATACTAAATTTTTATTTTTAAATACAAACTTTAGGTAATTTTATTTTCTTTAATTATATTTATTAATGGAAGGTGCTTGTGTTTATGTTGAACAAGGACATAACTCTGTTTTGGTAATGTATAAAGAAGTAGAAAAGAATAAAGTTTTACATTTAACTTATTCAAATGGAACTTCACATCATCAATTTATTACAACTAAATTATTAACGCAATTGTTGCCTCATGATTGCGTTCATATATTATATTCTTTACCATATTTACCTGACTCTTTAGAAACTACATTAAATAATTGGATTTCAATAGGAATTAATAAATTAAATATTTTAAATAGACAAGAAGAGCGAAAAAAAAATGATAAAATGTTTAATAATACTGTTTATAATTTAAATATGAATATGAAATTTACTGATTTCAATGAGAGATTTAAAAAAAGTTAATATTTATATATTTATAATGGCTAAAACTAAAAGAAGAAAATACGCCAAAGGTTTTACCCGAGGTTTTTTAGGAAATAAAAATATAACAAATAAAACTAAAGTTAAAACTACAAATAGTAATTCTTCAGTTAAAAAAACTCAAAACTATTTTTATGATAAATTACCTCCTGATTTGCAAGAAGAGATAATACGTCAGTCGCAAGAATCAGTTGAAAAAGACTTTCAAGATAATTTAAAAAATACTTATGAAATTGTTGCAGATATATATAAATTTCGTAATAATGTATTAGATATGTATAATAACGATGATTATGCTTTTGATTATGCTTATCCAATATTAATAGATAATTTAGAATCTATAGAAAACAAAATATCAAAGTTACCATTTCAAAAAAGATTAAATCATATTTATACAAAATTAAAAGTAATAGAAAATCAATTAGATGAAGAATATAGTGCAAGAAGAATTGCATCTGAAATAGATGATTTAGGTAATTTATTAAGAGATATTGATAAACATTCAATATATGCATCAAAGAAAACAAAAAGAAGAAAAAGAAAAAAGAGAAAAAAATCACGTAACCATTAATATTATTATTAAATTTTTAAATAATATTAATTTGTATTATAATATTTTATTCTATAATCTCTCATCATTTCGTCTGGAATTCTATGAATTTTAAAATACTCTGGTTTTTTTGTTCCCTTTAACAGTTCAATTATAAAATATAAACTGTAAAGACCGCACTGACCATCCTTCTGTTGATGTTCTTTACCTTCATTAGTCATAAACTTAAAGTTTATATTTAATTTGTGACCTTGTTCTATTATTCTATCTGCCAATACTTTTATTCTCTTAGGTATTTTATCACCATTACTATCAAAATAAAAAATAAAATTTTTTTCTGTATCAACAAATAATGCTATCCAATGTGAACCATCTTTGTAATGTGGATCCATATTAAATATTATTCCTATTTTTGATTTCTTCTTTTTTATATATTTACTTAAATCAAATTTACATAATCTCTCCCAAACACAAGTCCCAAATAACTTTTTATCATCAAAATCAATTGGTGATGGACCAATAAAAGAAAATTTCTTATATTTTTTTTCATATTGAGACATCACTTTTATTATATCAACACTAGATAACCATTCATATGGTTTTTCTTTCCAAGATTCTGGAGAGAATGGTCTAAATATAGTCTTCATTACTACATCTCTATTTATTTTTGAATTAAATGTTTGATCGTTTAACCAGCATAATTCATTATAACATTTATTTGATAAATTGTCTTTTAAAAATTTCCATATTTCCTTTGGTTCATTTGTAGTTATTTTGTTACTGTTTTTACTATTCCAAACTTTTTTCATATTTAATATTTCTTCTTTTCCATAACAAGATTTACCTTTTAAACCAGTTATTACTTTATTATCTTGTTTTGGTGCACATTTTAATGTTTTAAATTTTTTACTTTTATGTTTTCTTGTATTCTTAACCATACTATTAATATATAGTGATATTTTTTATCATCGTTTTTTTGGAAGAATTTTTGGTTTATAAACGCGATTTTTTACATTTACAAAATCATTTAAATTTGTTATTTTTTTTACAATATTATTATTTTCTTGTGCTAAATTCATATCAATAGACATCAAATTATTACAAATATCTTCTACGTTTATATTAAATTCATTTTTAACTCCACTTAAATCTTTACTTATAGATTTGTTTATTTCTTGAAGTTTTATATTTTCTATTAAACTTACTAAAAAGTTATAAAATAAATGTTTATATTTCTCACTATCATTTTTTGATTTTAATAATTTATTTATATCATTATTATTATCTAAAT